TTAACAAGTGCAGCTCTCTAGGCTGCGCACCACCGCCAACTTTCAACACATAAGCATTACCGCTTAATAAAAGATAGCCGAATAGAGAGTTAAAGAATTCTGAATTACTTTGTAACGGATTAGGGCGGTCTAATAGATCTTGTAGCGGGTGGTTATCCAGCACTGTATCGCCATTTTTAATCATGTAGCGCACTGCGCCAGCGCCCTTGCTGATTTCATTGACACACCTATAAACTATAGCGTTCTTTAGATAGCCCTCGCTAGCTAAGTCTGCATAGTTGTACTGCTTGCTTTCTCCGGAACCCACGCCAAAGTAGCCGATCATGTTGCCAGCTTCTTGCTTTGTGCTTCTTTTATTGCGATCTAACCGCCGTCTTAGTCCGTCAAATATTGCCATTAGCTAATTCTCCAGTTTACATCGCCTTGTGACTTGCTTAATTCTGATAAGCCCCAGACTAATGCGTCTAGCCTATCTGGACTAGGTTTGACTTGTCCAGTATAAGTACACATTTGTTCCTCTAGCTCAGAGAAAACATTAATGTGATGAACGCGCTTTTGCTCGTAAAGTGCTGCTACTGGCTCTGCTCTCGCAATTTTGCCTCTGCTAGCCCTTACTGATCTATACGAAACTTGGGTGTCAATATTCCTCAACAACCTTTCTACTAGATCACCACCGTTATTGACTTCTGCAACTATCCGATCTGCGTTATGCTCGTAATAAGCCCTAATAGCAATCTTGCCCCACGCATCTGGCGAATATCTCCCAGATAAGTCTTCTAACACATAATACTGATTATTATGGTCTTTGCCTACAACTACTATGCCTGTTTCGTCAGAGTTTTCGTGAGAGGTTACTGCTGGGTCAACTGCAACAATAATATTTTTTAGATCTGGAACGCTATTTTTATCAATTCTTTCTGCTTCAATATCTTTCTGCGACCATAAAGCACCCTCTACATCCTCTAGTATCTCAGCGTATAGCTCTTGCCGCCCTAGCCGTGTCCCGCCATACTTTTCTTGCATCTGGTCTAATGCTGTTTGCGCTAAATTCGCACTGTTTTCAAACGTATTCCCAGTAGTCATTACCGTATTTTTTCGCGCTGCTAAACTTTTAATGAGTTGTGTTGGCTTTGGTGTTGTAGTTATGACGCATTGCGGATTGTCCCCTAACCGCAAGCCAAACATTAATTGATCAAACGTCTCAGGGTACTGCCAAGCGGCTAATTCGTCGCACCAAGCCCTATGAAACTGTGGGCCACGTAACCTATCTGGCTCTGTAGCACTGAATCCCATTATTTTACTGCCGTTGTACAAGGTTATTTCGGCGTTACTGCTATTGTGTCCTCGTCCACGCCCTGCCATTAAACAGCCTTCAGGTATATTAGCCAAGATTCCAGACACGCCACCAAATGCAACTCGTCTTAGATCGCCAAAAGTAGGGACTATTACTGCAACTTGTACTTCTGGATTTCTGAGAGCGTACAAAACAGTGTCCATAGCGCCTGTTCGTGTCTTGCCCCAGCCTCTACCCGCTAGAATCAACCATATCTGGTAATCGCCGTATTTGCTTTTAGGTGGTGTTAGTTGAGATGGTCTAGCGGTTTTTTGCCACTCATTGTAAAGAATGGTCGTGGCTAGATGACCTTGCTTCCGCAATCTGGTCAAGTTGCTCCATAACTTCGCGGAAGGCTTCTGGGCTGCTAACATCTGCTGACACCTTGCTTATTTCTTGCGCTTGTCCTAGCGCTAATTTACCCAGCTTCTGGGCGTTAATCGCTGTTTGAGACAACTCACGCAAATTATTTTCAGATAATGTGCTGTCTTTTAATCCAGCTTGCTCTGCTTGTAAGCCTTGTTGTAGTTTCCTGCCTACTGTGCTCAACAAGCCTTGCGCCAGCGTTAGTGCAGTGTCATCTAGTTTTTTGCCTTGGTCTACTATCTTTGCAACTCTCACCTCGTCTAGCTGTGTTTCTATGCTTGTTTGTATTCGGTTTTTGTCGTCCTGCCAGTTATCTCGCTCTGCTATTCGGTACAACGTAGCCCTTGCAACTCCATGCTTGTTTACTAAAGCATCTATGCTCGGATATGTGCGCTCATTGTTAACCATATCGCCATGAACGAACTCGTCACGCATTTGTTTACTCAGTTCTTCAGTTATTTTTTCTGTCACTTTCGTTATCAATCCGTATCAGTTTTTCTAATAATACAGCCCAAAACGGAATAAATGCAAGTTTTTGCACGCCTACCTTATTTAAAATCATTTGGTAACGGGTATACAGACTCTATATGTCTCAGCTGGTCGTCTACACCCTCGTAATGTTCATAACGATTTGCTATAGAATATTCTTTGTCTAGTGCAAAAGGAGTCTCTGCTTTAAGACTTTCTGTAAGCTCTAACCACAACCCAAGGATTTTAACTCTAAAGGATGGCTTAACCCTGCTGGCTAGCCATTCAGCATGTCGTATCATTACAGGATCGCCATTGCAGAACGGCGTTAATACCTTCAATGTTTTATAATCCATTCTTAATTATCCTCGTATCCATATATATCACCCCACGTTTTCGGTGGATTTTGTTCGCAGTATTTGCAAAGCATTCGTTGACCGTGTATTCCAGTAGACCCGCACGGCATTTCGTGGACTGTTACGTCATATCCACGATCTGCGCCATGCTCTACATTTTGCCAAACAGTTTTAGAGCAACCCATTAGTATTCTTCTACCCTAAATTCGCCAATCAATAATTCACTTTTAGCTTCAAGCTCTGATAAAGTCATTGACTTATAATCAAAACGAGGCCTATAGCCATGCCATGACTTATAAACATCAGAGATTGTTTGATAGATGTCAGATTTCAATTCTTCTATTTCAGTGTTATTCATTTTATGTCCTTTCAATTTATTTAACTTACAAGTGTTATTATAATAATAAAGATATTTAAAAAGCAACACTTTTTTTAAGTATTGTATCTACTTGTTCTAAAAGGCTTTCTTCTGTTCCATAGGCTTCTATGAATCTTTTTTTGTAGGGGTGTCTGCTGATAGGCTCTTTGTCAGACCCCATACGATGATGCTCAAAGCACAGAGGTAAGACTTTTAGATGCGTGCCTTTTTTTGTTTTGCCATAAACGTGATGTAACTCGCATGGCCTCTCCCCAAAACCTAGATTGCGGCAAACAATACAACCTAGATCAGCAACTCTAGCCATGTGTAGACGTTCTTCTGCGGTAGGTCTATGACCTTTAAGCGCCATAGCGTTTCTTTTCTTCTCTCATGTTAACCATTTTAGTGCGCCATTCTTCAAAACCTACTTCAAGCGCCTTAAGCTCTATCTTAGTACCAGCAATAGCGCCTTTGGCAACCCCATATGACAGACGAGCTTGGTATAGCTCAGTGCTATTATCCGCTTGATTTTTTTGCGCATTAATAGTTTTATGTCCATTTGCCGCAGCCATTAGCTCTAACTGAGCTTGAAGACGTTTTATGTCAGCGTCACACTTAACTAAATCATATTCTGCGGCTGCAATTTTTGGGGACATAGCGCGTATCTTAGCTTGCCAGCTCTCTATAATGTCATCCATTAGAAAGGTGCTTTTTCAGATGTAGACTTGTCGCTTTTCCAACCTTCTGTTTGCGGTGGTTTTTCTGATTCATCTAGTAACTGGAAACCCAAGGAAGTGTATGGAGTGCCAGATTCTTGACCAGTCTTAGCCCAACACCCAAGTTTATATTGCTTGTCATTGTGCGTCACTTTGCCGCCCATATCAGGAGATTTTGGGTTTAGTTTTTCTTCGTTAAGGTGTATTAGGCCAAGCGACATCATAAACTCATACTTTGATTCGCCCTTATTGTTTTTAGATTCTACAATAGCACCGTAATATTTTTTGCCGCCGATAGTAAAACTACCTTTCCGGTGTATTACTGAATCATTTTCATGCCACAAGTATCCTTGCAACTCATCATCATATTCTTTATTTTCCATGTTCAGCTCCAATTAATTTATATTCAAAACCTTTTTTGTTATCAATTCTGCGTTTTACTATCACTTCACCAATAGCTTGCAGTCTGTATTTGCTGCGGCAATAAGGTTTTCTTAAGTTCCGAATTGCTGCGGATATGCTTGGCTCTCCATAAAAAGTGCCTGTATTGGTTTTTATAACTCTTTGCAGATCCCAGAATGTCCACCAGTTGCCATTTCTAAGGCACATATGCACACAATCATCTAGCGTAAACCTAGCCACAACTAAGCGTAAGCATCTTGCAGTTTGATAAACGCTTCGGCTGTATCGCCATTCGCATCTAACAAGGTTAGCTCAATGTTTCCTTTGTTGGTTTTATATAGTTTTTTGCATGTCTCATTGGTTGGCTTGCCTAAATTTTCTCGGCAATATGAGAGGTAATCTTTAGGGCTATCGCTACTAAACAATATTGTTTTGCCCCAAGAATCTGTAAATTTGTATTTACGCACATAGCTCTGGGCGGCTTCACCATCATCATCTTTGCCACCTATACCAGCAGCAAGGCTTAAACTATAGCGACGAGCATAGGTGTATGCACTCCCGTAGGCTTGCGGATCGCTTTTGTTTGCAGGGACGTGAACTTTGCCAGCAGATAGGCTAGACCCATGACCATA